TTATTAAGGAAGGTGACAAATGGAAAAAGCTAAGAAAAATTTAATTGGATGCAACAATGGCTAAAGTTAAACAGTCTTTAGGAGGACGTAAGCCTCACGTCAAAATTAACAAACGCACAAGTCAAGGCGGCAAAGTCAAACGACAAACCATGAACAAACACAAAAAACGCTCGTTCAAAAAGTATCGAGGTCAGGGGAGGTAATAGAAGTGGAACTTTATAAAGATAAAGCTATAATAGTCAATACTACTAATCCCGATGCTATATTAAATAATATAGAAAAAAGTAAAGTAGTTAAAACATATAACAATGGTGTAACACAAGTAATTGTCAATTGGGGGTTAGATGAAGTATTACAGTTAAGTAGTATGAGGTTAAAAAATCCACCATCTCCTATATCAAAAGAATACACATGGCCTGGAGTATTTAAGCCATTCAAACATCAAATAACAACATCAGAGTTTTTATCGGCACACAAAAGAGGGTATTGTTTAAATGAGGCAGGAACAGGTAAAACTTCTTCTGTTGTATGGGCTTTTGACTATTTAAAAAACAAAGGCAAAGTTAATCGCATGCTAGTTATTTGTCCTTTATCAATCATGCAACCTGCATGGCAAGCGGACATATTTAACACAGCTATGCACAGAACAGTAGGTGTTGCACACGGAACTACAGCACAGAGAAAAAAAGTTTTTGCTGAAAACACAGATATAGTTATTATTAATTATGATGGTGTAGAAATTATGCAAAAAGAAATTCTTGCTGGGAAGTTTGATCTCATAGTTATAGACGAAGCTAACTACATTAAAAACGTTAAGACAAGACGATGGAAATCAATAAATAAAATAGTAAATGAATCAACTTGGGTATGGTTACTAACAGGGACCCCCGCATGCCAATCACCTTTTGATGCTTATGGTTTAGCTAGACTAATCAATCCTTCGTCAGTGCCTCGATATGCAGGCACATTTAAAGACATGGTAATGCAAAAAATATCAGAGTATACGTGGATACCGAGACCACAAGCTCAATCTATTGTGCATAGAACTTTACAACCTGCTGTTCGGTTTGAAAAAAGAGAATGTCTTGATTTACCTGATATTATGTATACAGAAAGAAACGTTGAGATGACTCCTGAACAAACCAAGTATTACAATAAACTAAAGAAAGAAATGATTATTGAACTTGGTAGTGAGGAAATAACTGCGTTGAACGCGGCAACTATGATGACTAAACTACTACAAGTGAGTTCAGGTGCCGCGTATACCGCAGACAAAAAAGTTATAGAGTTTGACTACTCTAGTCGATATAACGTGTTAGAAGAAATAATAACAGAAGCTAGCCATAAAGTAATTATATTTTGTCAATTTAGAAGTATCATTACAAGCTTACAAAACAAACTAAACAAATCTAATATAACATGTGACCTTATACATGGTGGTGTTTCCGCAAATAAACGAACACAAGTAATTAAAACTTTTCAAGAAAAAGAAGACCCTAGAGTTTTAATAATTCAACCACAAGCTGCGTCTCATGGTATTACACTACACGCAGCTAACGTAGTTGTATTTTGGACACCTGTCACATCAGTAGAAACTTATATTCAATGTTGTGCTAGGATTGATAGAGCAGGACAAAAGAATCCGATGACCGTTGTAAACTTACAAGGATCAGAAAACGAAAAACGTTTGTATCAGTATTTAAGATCAAAAATAAAAAACCACGATAAGCTTATTGATTTGTTTAAAGAAGAATTAGGAATATAATACTTGACAGAGTTAATATTTGGTTATAATATTAAATGTCCAAGTATTTTAAGGAGAGGCAATGGATTTAAACGAAGACGATAACAAGCTTGAACGTTTGATGCAAGCAGACATCAATATGCGAGAGAAGATAGCTACGTTAGAATCTGAGATTAAAGAAATCAAAGAAAAGAGAGCACAAGTTCAAAACGCATTGAATGATGTTTGTGAACGTCTTAACGTATCAAGTATTAAAACCACTGTTGGAACATTAACTAGATCTTTAAAAACAAGATACTGGACTAATGATTGGCCTAGTATGTATGATTTTTTAAAGCAACACAACGCATTAGAGTTAATGGAAAAACGACTTTGCCAAGGTAATGTAAAAGAGTTTATATCAGATAATCCTGATTTACTGCCCCCTGGCTTACAGTCAACGAGCGAATATACAGTCGCTATACGCAAAAACACTAAGAAGGAGAACGTATGAACACCGAAGTAGATATATTTCAAAGTGGTGCAGTAGCTACTACTGGACCAAGAGATGATGGCTTTACTAAAAACATCACTGGCAGTTCAATTACATCTAAACGTATATCTATACGTAATAATGTATTTAGACTAATGGTGAATGGTAAAGAGATCGACAAATCTGATGCAAGACATTTAGATGTTGTTATTGTGAACGCATCACCAAGCGTCCACAGAATGTATTTTGCAGGAGAATACAAGCCAGGCGAAAAGCTTTCACCACCTGCTTGTTGGACTCAAGACAGCGTAAAACCTGATCCTACAGTTAACAGTCCGCAATCTTCGACATGTGCCGAGTGTCCAAAAAATGTAAAAGGTTCTGGTCCTAACGGAACTAAAGCTTGTAGATTTAGTAGACGTATTGCAGTAGTTAGAGCAGATGATTTGCATGGTGATGTATTTCAAGTAACACTACCTGCACAATCAATCTTTGGTAATGGCTCTGCTGAACGTAAACCACTACACGAATACACAGATTACGTTAGAGCAAATGGACAAAACCTTATGTCTGTAGTTTCTCGTATGTCTTTTGACATGGATTCATCTAGCACAAAAGTAGGTTTTAAACCTATCAGAGTTTTAAATGATGAAGAGTATGCATTATGCACAGAAAAAAGTAATTCTGATGATGCAAAAAGAGCAATTACATTAACTGTAAGCACAAACAATGATGAGGAAGAGGGCGATGCTTTTACTAAGCAACCACCCGCTGCTCCTCAAATTGAAGAAGCTGAACCACCTAAAGCAGAAACAAAACCTGAACCTGCCCCTGCAAAAGCAGAGGAGCCTAAAGCTGAACCACCTAAAGCTGATACAGGCGATCTTAGTTTAGATGACCTAGTTTCTGATTGGCAATAGGGGGTAGTATGAGAGGATATTCACAAATTGTAATAGAAGCTAACCAAAGTGCAGAGCCTAGTTTAGGTGTAAAACTAGGTGCTGTATGTATACAAAAGAAGTATTCCGTTATAAAGCTAGCTGAAAGGTTAAAGATTTCTCGACAAGCCATCTATGATTGGTTTACAGGTAAATCAAAGCCTGCAAAAAACAAGGAGGATTTAGTTACACAGCTAATTCAAGAAATTGAAACTTTATAATGTGAGAAGGTGATGCAATCATTAGAATTTTTAAAACACATACTACCTGACAGCGGGTATTATTGCATAGTAGGAAAAGATCAACAAAACATAGTTCAGCCTAAGTTTGTTGATACATTGAACAAAGCTAACGCAGTTGTCAATAATTTTCTTAAGGATAACCAAGATGTATATTTCACGATGTCAACTTGGTTATCTAATGCAAACAGACAATCAGCTAACGCTAAAGAACAGAAATGTCTATGGCTAGATATTGATTGTGGCTTTGATGAAAAGAAAAGAAAGTATAAAGACTACAAAACTAAAGATGCTGCTTTAGTTGCGCTTAGAGCGTTCACAGATGCTACCAATTTACCTGAACCTACAATAGTAGACTCAGGCAACGGCGTCCATTGCTATTGGCCTTTTATGGAGGCTGTAGACAAAGAGATTTGGAAACCTGTTGCAGAGGGGTTTAAGTTTTTGTGCATAAAGCATAAGCTTCATGCTGATCATGCATGCACAGCTGATACTTCAAGAATACTCCGTGTGCCTGCTACAAAGAACTTTAAAGATATTAACAACCCAAAAGATGTTGCTGTATTAAATGTTAGTAAACAGTATGCATTTGATGACTTAGTTAATCTAATACCTATAGATGTTGTAACACAAAAGAAACCTAGAAGAGATTTAGATCCTGCAACTAAAGCTATTTTAGGTAATCACTCAGCAAAATTCAAAAAGATAATTGACAAGATTATAGCTAAAGAAGGCTGTCCTCAACTAGAGCACATAATGCTCAATCAAACTACAGTTGAAGAACCCTTATGGCGATCAGGATTATCTATAGCTAATTTTTGTGAAGATAGAGAAATAGCTATACACACAATATCTAAACGTCATATTGACTATGATTACCAAAAAACTGTAGACAAAGCAGAGCAAATACCTGCTCCGCACACATGTAAACAATTTGAATCATTACGTCCTGAAGGGTGTAAAAACTGCAAACACAAAGGCAAAATTAATACCCCAATACAACTAGGAAGGATAATAGCTAGAGCAAAGGGCGCTGAAAACGCTGTAGAGGCCGTTAGTGAAGAGTTAAAAGAAAAGGTAACATATCATATACCTGACTACCCATACCCTTATTTTAGGGGCAAAAATGGCGGTGTATACCGAAACGTTGATGAAGATGATGAAGATGGGTTATTAATATATGAACATGACTTTTATTTAGTAGAAAGATTACACGATGCAGCATCAGGCGAAAGCGCATGGTTTAAATTACATTTACCACACGATGGGGTTAGAGAGTTTATAGCTAGAACTTCTGATCTTCTGTCTCCTGATAAAGCTAAACAAATTTTAGTTGACGCAGGCATAGTAGAGAACGCTAAAAGAATAAGTTTATTAACTGAATACATAATATCTTGCATTAAAAACCAACAAAAAACTAAGAAAGCTTCTGAAATGTATAAGCAATATGGTTGGAATGTAGGGGATATAAAAAACAAAATACTTATTGGTAATAGAGAAATCAGTGCTTTTGGTATTAAATATGTGCCTGTATCAGAAGACACAAAAGAATTTAATAGCACTTTATCTAAAAAAGGTAGCTACGAACTTTGGAAAAAAGGTATTTCAATGTATGAAAAACCTGGCATGGAGCTACGAGCATTTGCTTTCTTCTGTGCTTTTGGTTCTTTCTTAATGCCTTTCTTTAAACAAAAAGAAAAATCTGCAGTAGTTAACTTATATAATCCTGAATCTGGTCAAGGTAAAACGTCTATATTACAAGCAATTACAAGTGTTATAGGCAACCCTGATATAGGCGCCAAACTAATAAACTTATGGGGTGATACTGAAAACTCTATTGTTAATAGATTAGGGTATATGAATAACTTACCAACAACAGTAGATGAAATGACTAATCTACAACCGGACAACTTACATGAATTGCTAAAGTTTGTTGCAACAGGCCGTGGAAAGAATAGACTAGGTAGTGGAGGAGCTAACAAAGAAAGGGTAAACGATACAACATTTAACTTAATATTGGTTGTATCTAGTAACACTGACTTTAGAACAGTTACATTAGCTAGACGAGCAAAAGCTAGTGGTGATATTGCAAGGTTCTTTCAAATGACAATTGATATGGATACTGTGTATACAAAAGAAGAAGCAGATGAATACACAAGTTTGTTTATAGAAAACTATGGGCATGCAGGCGAAGTATATTCTCAATATCTTATACAAAACGTTGACCAAATTAAAAAGAGTTTAGGTGAACTGCAAAAGAAAATAGATAAAGAGTTTAAAATTCCTAGTCCTGATAGAAAGTTTTCTGTGTTATTTGCAGCAGTTTTCTTAGGTGCTATAATTGCTAAAAAATTAGGCATACATAATATACCTATAGAACCTGTATACGAAGCTATGGCTAAAGAATACAAAAAGAACAAACAAGAAGTAATAGAAAGAGACTTTGATGCTATTGAAACTCTAGGTAACTTCTTACTAGCGAATCGACCCTATACTTTGGTAATAAACAATGCGGCAGATAATAGAGCGGGCATACAAGAACTACCAATACACAAACCCACACTAGGTTTAAAAGTAAGATCAGAACCTGATACTAAAACTATATACATACCTGTTGCTGTAATGCGAGATTATTTAAAAGAAAAACAAGTAGAATACACAGATTTTGTAAAAGGATTAAAAGAAAGCAAAGCGATTAAACAATCTAGTCATCCTAAAGTCTTACATAAAGGATTAGATATAAGTGGTCCTAGTGTGAGATGTTTATGGATTGACTCAACGAATTTTGAAGAGTTACAACCACAAAATTTAAATATGGATATGCCTATAAATGTTAACTAATGGTACTGATTACGAAATAGATTGGCCTAATTTTAAACCAGGCACATCTATATTTATACCTGCTGTAGATATAGAAGCAGCGAGAAAAGCTATTCTAAAAGAAGCAGAAAGATTAGAATTTGATTGTGCTATGAAAGTGGTTATAGAAAACGATATACAGGGTGTAAGAGTGTGGAGACTATAGTCCTGACAGCAATCTAACTTGTGCTATATTTCTTAATAACTCATTAGTCATTTTTCTAACATCTTCAAGTTCTTTTTGTTTTTCTCCAGAAGTCATATCTGATGAAACAATCATTTTTCTATAGTCTCTTAGTTTGCTTATTTGATTATTTATACTATTAATAGTGTCTTTCATCATATAAAGCTTTTCGTTATCTTCTATTTTTTTCATTGCCCCTTCAACATCACCAAGAGCAACAAGCTTGTTTACATTTGTTGTCAATGATTGAGACGTTTCTAATAAATCATAAAAGTCATTAATAAAATCTTGTCCTTCTTTGCTTCTTAATATAGGGCTAACAATAGGTATTCTGTCTACAGGAGTAGCGGGTCTCTTCAAATCAAACAATTGATTTGCAACTCCATCAAGAATATATAAAGCCATACTACCCATGGTACCAAAAGTGCCTTTAATAAAATGATCTGTTTTTAATGGAGACACTCCAAACTCTCCTAATATTTTAGCAAGCTCAGAAGTGTACTCATTGTATTGTAATTCGCTATCTAGTTTTTGGTACCCTAACCCTACAATAGGTCTATCTCTAAAGAAGTCATAATTAAGCGTTACTTCTGCAGCGGGTCTAATTATTTGTGGTAATAAATTAGGGCCTAAAGCGGCATCGGTTATTGAGTTCCACAAAGCTTTTTTAATTTTTGTAGCATCATACTCATTCTCAGTGCCTTCTCTTACTACTATATTGTAAGTTAATTCAGGTATAACTTTAGTTAACAAAGCTAACTCAGCTCGAATAGGTAACTTAAAGTCAGTTCCAGGAATAAAGTAGTTTCTTAGTTTTTGTCTATCATCAATAGATTCATACTCATCTTCATCATCAGAGCCATTCATAGCCATTGTATACAATAGGTTCATTGCCATTAATTTAAAAGCTGTGCCCATAAATAAATTAAATGCTTTAGCTTTTTCAACACCCGCAATATTTCTTCCTCGTATTGATTGAACTACTACATCCATACCTTGTATATAAGCGTTTAAAAAAGGAACTAAATGTGCAAGCCATCTTATTGTGCCGCTTTGACCTCTACGTTGCCAGTTAATAATGTTCATAGCTCTATTAATAGCTAGAACTTCGTTACCACCTATAATGTTTCCATCTGCTTGTCTTACACCACCGGTTTCTAACAATGTTTGTTCAAATAAAGCTCTACGTTGAGCAACGTCTGAGTTGGCAGCAAATTTATCGGTCCCTCTTAACATTTTATTTACAAGAGTGTCATCTTGCATTTTGTATCTAATTCGTAAATCTTTAGTTATATCTCTATTATCATAACCATAGAACCCACCAACAATCCCAAATTGAGCCATTCTTTTTAATATGGGATCGTCAGGATTTAAAGATGCTTCTTTATAACTATTTAAAACTCTAAGTGCTAATCTAAATGGATTTTTAACACCAGAAAATAAAGCAGAGCTTATTGCATCATTAAACACTTGATATGCTTGGAATATAGGGTTTGCTGTAATACCTAATCTAAATGTTTTACTAAAGAAACTAGCATATTTACCCATATCGTCAATAGGAACTTCTGAACCTTCAATAGCCATTGCAAAATAAGGATCTTCATGAATCACCCATACTTGCTCACCATCAATATAAACAGAAGTAGCTTTGTCTTGTTTATCTTTTGGTACAGAAGCTAATCTTCGATAAGTAACAAGCTCATCATTTTCGTCTGTTAAAGCTACAGCTTTGGCTGCTTTTATGTTTGCGTGATTTCTAATAGCTGCGTTGACAGACCAAAAATGTTTTTTAAGCATGTTTTCTAAAACATTTGAAACTTGTTTTTCAGACCCTTTAAATTCAAACTCTCTACCTAAATCTGCAAAGCCTCTAAAATATTCTTTTGTTGCAGGATCATTTTCATCTAGCGCCCTAAACACAGGAACATACCACTCTGCTGTGTTTCTATATTTATCTGCTTGTGCTTGGCTATATACTCCAGCTTCTTCTAATACATTAATATGTTGAATATTCATTTTATAGTTTATAGCTTTTATTTGTTGAAGCTCTTCTATATTACCAAGCTGATTAATTACTTCTTCTGATGCAGCAAGTTGTTCAGGTGTTATTTTTGTAATATCTTTTTCTAAAGCTCGAGCTTTTCTTTTTAACGCTTTAGCTCTACGTTTAGCATCTCTTTCTATTTTTTGATTTTTAAGTAAATATTCTGCTTGATCTATAGCATCATCTGCCATTCTTTGTCTTTCTCTATTAGCTGCTTCTTCTCCTAAAAACCTGTTAGCGACTAAAAATCTATGTGTCATATCTTGTGCTTCTTGTTCACCATATGTTTTGGCTAACTGAGCAATAGTATTAAATATACTACTCATATTGTTATCATCCGGTGTAACCTCTGCAAAACCAAACCTATTAAAACTTACAAAACCTGTTTCAGCAGCTTGTCCAGCAATTGCTGTAGCGTGTAGTGCTTGATCAAGTAGTATATCTGCTCTTGCTTGATCACCTAAGAACACCATATCACCTGCTTCATCCTGCAGTCTTTCTTGTAAAGCACCACCAAAGTTAGCTAGTTTTACTCTAGCTTTTAAGAATTTACCCGCTACACTGCTTTCTGGTATATGTGGTGTAGTAATTTGATTCATCATGCCTTGGAAAAAGCCTGTGCTATTTCGTTTAGGGGGATCAAGTGGGTTTGTTGGTGCAGCTTCTTGATAGTATGTTTCTGTGCCAGCAGTAGGCCCTACAAGCGTAGGATTGGGTCCTTGGAATAGGTCTGGCGTAACAGTTAACAAATCGTTAAGAACAGTATTTGATATGTCATCCATCTTAAGAAGTTTCTTAACGAAGTTAACGAAGTCATTCCACATGTTAGATATACGAGACTCAACTACGTTAACTGAGCGAGTATTAGCTAAAAACTTTTGAAAATCTTGATCTGTCAAACCGTATGCAACAAACTCTCTAACGTTTTGGAAAGCAGCACTATACTCATTATCTATGTCAGCTTCTTTAGCTGTGTTAAACATATTAAGTAAATCTTGCCCTAACACAGAATTATTAATTACTTTATCATTCTTAGTTAAATGTTTACTTATTTCTCTAACAGTTGCCGCATGCACACCCTCATGCATAATAGTAATTATATTAGCAGCGTTTGGTTCTAAACCTATAGTATTAGTAAGACTAGAAAAAGATCCTCTATATGCTTTTCCTACATCTCTTTGTACGCCTTCTTTAACTCTAACATTTCCTATGTTTGGAGTCGCTGCTATTTTTTGTAAAATGTATTTTTCATATGGATTTAAATCTTTTTTAGCTCGTAATACTGTATTAATAGCTTGAGGTAAAGTTTTATTGCCTAACGTTACAGTCCTAATTAATTCAGGATCTGCAGGTAATGAATTAAACTCTTGATATTCGTCTGTAGACGGGCCTGAACGTTTTTTAAGTTCATTAATATGATTTTGTAAGTTATCTCTAGAGTATTTACTAGGAGCAAATAAAAAACTATTAAATAAGGTCCCTAATTTAGTTGGGGTGATGTTATAAGGGTCTCCAGTTCTTTGACCAACACGCCATCGCATCGCAGAATCTGTCATCTCACCTTCAATTTTGTTGATTGCCTGTAAGTTTTTTGCTCTAGGTCTTTTTTGCCCTTTAATTTTATCTCTAGCTGCTTCTAACTGTTCATATAAAATATCTACTTCAGCTAATAATTCTTCAACTGATTTAAGGTCTGGATTTTTTAAATCTTCAAATTCAGATAAATTGGTTGTTTCGCTATAAGGTTCATGAATTAATTCTTGTGTTGTAGCTAGTTGTTCTTTTTGTGTAGCCGGTTGTTCTTTTAAAGTTATTTCAGAAAGCTTCATGCCTTTTGCTAAATTAGGCTCATAAGTTTGAATAAGCTTAACAGCAGCGTTGTATTGTTTTAATGTGTCTGGGTCTTGTAATGCTTCAGGATTATTTTTAGTCTCGCCAACCCACTCAGCAACAATGCCAGCAAGCCGTCTTTCATTAGTTTTTCCTAAGTTTTTAGGTAATTTTTTGAGTGTTTTAGAAGAAAACCGGTCCAACATTTTAGTAAGAAACACTTCATCATCTTTAGCGTCTTCTATAAAATCAGGATTGGTTTCTGTTTCTTGTGCGGTTTTTCTTTTATCAAGAGCATCTAATAGTGTTTTAGATTCTTGTTCTAGTGTAAGGTTGCCTTCTCTCTTTCCGTCATCAATCTTTCTAACATCACCTGTATCCCCAGTAGTTCCACGTCTGTTAACTGCTTTATTTCCTTCGGTGGGTTGTAATTTGGATCTGTTAAGTATAACATCGCGCTCTCCAGCATAGATACTTGCCATTTCTTGTCCATAATTTTTCTCCATGTAATCGGTAAGATTGGTTAAAAATATACCATAATTACCTTGTCTAATGTTAGGTTCATATTCATTAAATATATTAACCATGCTTTGAAAGACTTCTGGGTTTTTTAAATCCTTACCTAGGAGTTCTTTGTATGTTTTAGATCTGCGTTGCAAGCCTATAAAGTTTCTTAATAAAGTATCAGTAGCTATGCCTG